TATTTCCATAATTTTTCACCTCCAAGCAAAATTAGTTTAACTCTGAAATTGAGGGAAGTCAAGGAAAAACGGTGTATTTATAAAAAAATATTTAGAAAACTCAAAATTGACTATTGACATGGGACTTTTGGCGGTGGTACTATAGTCACGAAATTGAGAAAACTCAATAAATGAGAGGGGAGGTGATGAACATGCGCTACCCAAAACTACGCGGAGCCATCCGAGAAAAGTTTGGCACCCAGGCTACTTTTGCAGAAGCAATAAATATGAACTCTACCACGCTAAGCAAGAAATTGACCGGAAAATCAGAGTGGACGCGCACCGAAATAGCGCGGGCCTGTGATTTGATAGGTATTCCTTTATGCGATGCACATACATATTTTTTTTGCGATAGAAATTGAGAATTCTCAATTTTTTGAAAGGAGACTGGCATGGAGAACGATTGGACTGTATCAGAAGATCGGCCAGGTTATCGCTGTAAGACGATTAAAAAAGGCAACTGCACCATTATCATCTACCGACCTATATTGACCCCGGAAGAACAGGCCAAGCGAGAGAAGCAAGTGATGGATACGCTGGAAAGCGTGATGAGAGAGGAATTGATTAGGAAGGGGCAAAAAGCATGAACAAAATAACCATTGAACTGTGCGCCGAAGACCGCGCACGACTGGACAACATCCTGGCAGCACTACTGCAGAACGGCGGCGTCAAGACCGACCAGGAGGACGCAGACACTGCACAGGCCGAGCCAGAGACGCAAGCCGAAGCATCGGAGGAGGTTCCTTCTCAGACGGTTACGATGAACGACCTGCAGCAGAAGGTCGTGGCACTTTCCGCCGCCGGCCGGAAAGCGGAGACACGAGACATCGTGAAAAAATACGCGGAACGCGTCTCGCAAATTCCAGAGGATAAGATCCCCGAAGTATGGGATCAGCTGATGGCCCTGGAGGTGGGAGCGAATGGTGGCTAACCGAGCTCGTACACCGTGGGACTACATCTTCCCGCTGGCCATTCTGGTGTGGCTGCTGGTCGTCGGACTTTGCCTGGGCATCATGGTGAGCCTGGCGTGTGAGGTTGAACCCACCGTGCTGAGAGCAGGGGCGACGGGACCGCCGGGGAGAAATGTAGTACCTCCGGATGACTTCGACCAAGCTGATTCCACCCCGCTGTACTCGGAGGAAGAAGTGGAGATGCTTGCGCTGGCCATCTATCAGGAGGCAGGTGGTGATGCCTGCAGCAACCAGACCCGCCAGATGGTCGGTGAGGTGGTATTAAACCGCATGGCTGCCCCACGCTACCCAGACACCATGTACGAGGTGCTGACCCAGCGGGCTCAGTATGGACGGCTGCATTGGACTGGATTGGTCTGGCCAGAGAGGGCTCGACTACCACAAGAGGCTCACGCTGTCAAGCGGGCCTATGACTGTGCGGAAGTACTGCTGGCTGGAGTCGTAGAGAGGCTATTGCCAGAGGACACCGTATTCCAGGCTGAATTTAAACAAGGTACAGAAGTGGTCGTCTGCCAAGACGGCATCTACTTCTGCCGGTAGGAAGGGGGTGGGAAAGTGGAGTATATTCCCGACAACTACGACCTATGGAAGCAATACGAAGCTGAGCAAGAAAGGTGGCTTGCCAGGCAGCCGACCTGCTCCGACTGCGGCGAGTATGTGCAGGACGAGTATCTCTATCTGATAAATGACGAAGTGATCTGCCTCGACTGCATCAGAAGATACCGAAAGGAGACTGCGGACTATGCTGACTGAAAATTACCGCAACTATAAGGAGGATACCACATGACAGAATTGAACGACCACCGCGGCCGCGCCCATGCCCTGCTGAGTGCGTCCAGCTCTGCTCGATGGCTGGCTTGTCCACCCTCCGCTGTAGCTGCGGAGGCCTACCCGCAGCAGGACACCGAGTTCACCCGCGAGGGGACCTTGGCCCATGAGGTGGCAGAGGCTGTGGCCAGGGAGAGACTTAATGGCCAGGACTTCGCCCCCGCTCAATGGGAGGCCGGAGTCACCGCAGAGATGTTGGAGTGCGCCAAAGGTTACGCGGACTACATCCAGGAACAGCTGAAAAGCAACGATGCCATCGTGCTGCTGGAGCAGCGAGTGGACTTCTCTCCCTGGGTGCCTGACGGCTTCGGCACCTGCGATTGCATCATCCTGCAGGGCGACACCATGGTCATCATCGACTACAAGTACGGCGTAGGTGTGGCTGTGTCCGCCACGGAAAACAGCCAGCTGATGCTGTACGCGCTGGGTGCGCTGAACGACTACGGCATCGCCTGCGACGTGGCCAAGGTCGAGATGCACATCTACCAGCCGCGTATCAACAATGTCAGCCAATGGGCGGCAAAGGTGGAAGATCTGGCGCTCTGGTCCGAGCAGACCGTCCGGCCTATCGCCGGCCAGGCAGTCAAAGGTGAGGGCGAATATCGAGAGGGTGATCATTGTAGGTTTTGCCCACACGCGGGTCGCTGCCAACGCCTTACGACAGCTTGTGTCGAGTTCGTGGAGACTCATGATCTCCATGTGGCTGTGCCGGTCCTAGCACCGTGGCAGGTGGCCGAGGTGCTGCGACTGGAGCCGTTGGTAACACTTTGGCTCAAAAAAGTCAAGACGCAGGCATTGACCACGCTGCTCGACGGCGGCGAGGTGCCAGGCTACAAGGTTGTGGAGGGGAAGCTGGGTAACCGCAAGTGGACGGACGAGCTCCAGGTGGCTGAGACGTTACGGTCTGCAGGCTATGACTTGAATGATATCGCCGAGCTCAAGCTGTTTACCCCTGCAGCCATGGACAAAAGTATCGGCAAGCAGAAGGTAGCAGAGCTGCTGGATGGCTTTATCGAACGATCCCCAGGCGCACCTACCGTCGTGCCAGAAACAGACAAGCGGCCTGTCTATGATCGCGCCGCAGAATTTGAAAAATTGGAGGACTAATCAATGAGTAAAAAAATCATGTTACGCAACGTCAGACTGAGCTATGAGCACATTTTCACCCCGGTCGCATTCGATGACAGCCAGACGGCTAAGTACAGCGCGACCTTTATTTTACCGAAGGACCATCCCGACGTCGGTGCTGTCAAACGCGCCATGCTCGAAGCTGGCCAGGAGAAATATCCTGCTGCTTTTGATGGCGGCACTTGGCCGAGAGGCTTCACCTGCAGCTTGAAGGACGCCGACAAGGAGACCAATTCCCAGGGCGAGATCCTGTCCGAGAAAAACTCCGCCTATAAAAACTGCTACATCCTGGAGGCCAACAGCACCCGTCGCCCTGTGGTGATAGACCGCAGCAAGGCTGCCATCACCGAGGAGGACGGCATCATCTACTCCGGTTGCTACGTCAACGCCATTCTGGGCGCAGCTGCGTATGAGTTCGGAAAGGTGAAGAAAGGCGTCAAGTGCTACCTGAACGGTGTGCAGTTCGTGAAGGACGGGGAGCGCTTCGGCAGCAACGCGGCAGATGACTTCGACGCTCTGGATGAGGTCGAGGACGATGACTGGATGTAAGACGCGTCGCCTGTTCGTTGACTTGGAGAGCTACAGCAGCGTGGACATAACCAAGGCGGGGGCCTTCAAATACATGGAGGCCCCCGACTTTGAAATCCTGCTGATTGCCTACGCCTGGGGCGACGAGCCAGTGAGGGTGCTGGACCTGACCAGCTTCCACGGTGACCCAGACACAAAAGAGGAGTACCAGGACGTGGTCGCTGGACTGCTGGACTCTGACACCGTCAAGATCGCGCATAACAGCGCTTTTGAACGATCCGCCCTGGGCAAACATCTGGGCCGCTACCTACCACCAGAGGAGTGGGAGGACACCATGATCCTGACAGCCATGAATGGCCTGCCGATGCGTCTGGAAAATGCGGGTGCCGCGCTGCTGCTCCCCGACCAGAAAATCCAGGAGGGCAAGAGCCTCATATCATACTTTTGCAAACCTTGCAAGCCTACCCTCGCAAACGGTGGCAGGACGCGGAACTACCCCGAACACGCCCCGGAAAAATGGGAGCGGTTCGTGGAGTACTGTAAGCGGGACGTGGAGGTCGCCCAGGCCATCTACTCCAGGCTGCACAAGTTCCCAGTGACCGACTTCGAGCGGAAGATCTGGGCGCTGGATGCTCGTATCAATGAGAGGGGCGTCCTGGTAGACACCGAGCTGGCTGAGTCGGCTGTCGCGGTGGACGAGGCCTTCCGCGAGGAGCACATGGCAGAGATGCAGCGCTTGACTGGACTGGAAAACCCGAACAGCGTGGCTCAGCTCAAGGAATGGCTGGAGGCGGTCGGAGTCAGTGTGGAGTGCCTGAACAAGGCCACCGTGGCGGATTTACGCAAGACGGTTACCGAGTCCACCACTCGCCGGGTGCTGGAGCTCCGGCAGCTGCTGGGCAAGACCAGCACCAAGAAATACGAGGCGATGACAACCGCCGCCTGCCAGGATGACCGCGTCCGGGGTCTCCTCCAGTACTACGGCGCAGGCCGGACTGGCCGCTGGGCGGGTCGCCTGGTGCAGGTGCAGAACCTGCCTCAGAACCATCTGGACGGCATCGACAAGGTGCGAGAGCTGGTGAGACACCGGGACCTGGAGACTCTGGAGATGTGCTACGACAACGTGCCGGACATACTCAGCCAGCTGATCCGCACGGCCTTCGTGGCCGAGCCTGGCCACACTTTCTTGGTTAGCGACTATGCCGCCATTGAGGCGAGAGTCATAGCCTACCTGGCCGGAGAGAAGTGGAGGATGGACGTGTTCGCCGAGGGCGGGGACATCTACTGCAGCTCAGCCTCGCAGATGTTCAAGGTGCCGGTAGAAAAGCATGGCATCAACGGCCACCTGCGGCAGAAAGGCAAAATCGCGGAACTGGCCTGCGGCTATGGAGGCGGGGTCGGTGCGCTAAAGGCCTTCGGTGCCGACAAGATGGGACTGACTGAGCCAGAGATGCAGGACATCGTCACTCAATGGCGCCAGGCCTCCCCAACCATTCCAAGGTTCTGGCGGGATGCGGAGAATGCAGCCAAGTATGCCCTGCGGAATCCGGGCATGACCGGGACCCTACCCTGTGGAGTCAAGTATCGCAAGGACGCCGACGCGCTGCGCTGCAAACTGCCAAGTGGTCGCCTGCTGTCCTATTGGGGCGCGCGACTGGAGAACGGCTCCATCGTTTTCATGGGCCAGAACCAGACGACCCGCAAGTGGGAGAAGACAGACACCTGGGGCGGCAAGCTGGTGGAAAACATTGTCCAGGCCTTTGCCCGTGATTGCCTGGCCGTCGCGCTGCTCCGGCTGGACGAGGCTGGCTATGACATCACTTTTCATGTACATGATGAAATCGTCGCAGAAGCACCCGAGGGTAGCCGCTGGGAGGACATGGCCGAGATTATGGGCCAACCCATCGACTGGGCGCCTGGCCTGCTGCTTCGGGGCGATGGGTATGAAACAAAATTCTATATGAAGGACTGAGAGCTTATGAAAGTACTAGAACTATTCGCAGGCACCCGGTCCATTGGAAAGGCCTTCGAGGCCCGCGGGCATCAGGTGTTCAGCGTGGAGTGGGACAAGGCCTTCGAGGGCATCGACCTGTATATGGACATCGGCAGTCTGACCGCCCAGGACATTCTGGAGCGCTTCGGTCGGCCGGATGTCATCTGGGCCAGTCCTGACTGTTCCACATTCAGCGTTGCAGCCTTTGCCAGACATCGCCGAAAAAATGCAGAGACTGGCGAGCTGGAGCCGATTAGTGAGTACGCTGCGTTTTGTGACAAGGTAGATCAGAACGTACTCACTCTGGTCCGAGAGCTGCGCCCCATGTTCTGGTTCATTGAGAACCCTCGCGGCGGAATGCGGAAAATGAGCTGGATGCAGGGCCTGCCCCGATACACCGTTACCTATTGTCAGTATGGCGATTTTCGTATGAAGCCGACCGACATCTGGACCAATCACCCCGCGCCGCGATTTAAGCCTATATGCAAGAATGGTGACCCATGTCATGAATCGTCACCACGAGGCTCAAAGGGCGGAACCCAAGGACTCCGTGGTCCAGACAGGGCGGTTATCCCCTCGCAGCTGTGCGAACATATCGTGGACATCTGTGAGCAAGGTATCCTGGATGACGATTCCTGGATGCTATGAAGTGAAAAAGGAGGGTAATATGACCGACTGGCGCGAAAACGCTCTGGCGTTATATCAGGCGGGCAAAACCAAGGCGGAGATCGCACGGCTGCTCCAGCGTGAGATCGGGGCACCGACGGCTGAACATGCAAGGGATCGGATCCGCTACTTTCTCAAACAATACCCGGCTCGGACTGAGCTACCGAAGCCCCAAGCTGCCAAGCCAGAGAAGCATCTGGCGCTGGAGAACCTGACGCCAGCACGACACACGCTGGCCTGGGATGGCTGCACGACCATCCGCTTCGGACTGATGGGGGATACGCAGATTAACAGCAAGTACACTCAGCTGACCCACCTGCATCGCTTCTATGACATATGTGCCGCACTCGGCATCGACGCCGTGTTCCACACAGGCGACATAGACGAGGGTGAGCAGATGCGGCCCGGTCATTCCTATGAATGCTACGAGCAGGGAGCGGATGACCATGTGGCAGAAATCGTGAGGAACTATCCTAGGCGACCGGGTATCACTACATACTTCATCACAGGCAACCATGACGCCAGCCTCTACAAGCGGGCGGGTATGGACCTGGGCTTGGCCATCGCGGAGAAGCGGGAGGATATGGTCTACCTGGGCCGGGACTGCGCCCTGGTGAACCTGACCGACAACTGCACCCTGGAGCTTCGACATCCCTGGGACGGCACAGCCTATGCGCTGAGTTATAAGCCCCAGAAGATCATCGAAGCCATGGAGGCGGACAGCAAGCCCAGTATCCTGGCCATCGGGCACTACCACAAAATTGAGTACCTGTTCTACAGAAACGTCCACTGTTTCCAGACCGGGTGCTTCCAGAGCCAGACGCCCTTTACCCGAGGCAAGGGCATCAGCGTCCACATGGGCGGCTGGATTGTGGACTGCCAAGTAAAACAGGATGGCGTCATTAAAGGAATCACGCCCACGCTGGTTCCTTTCTACGCCGCCATCCAGGATGACTGGAAAAACTGGAGATACAACAACTTATAAAGGAGGGCAAGACATATTGGCAAGCTATAACACTTTTTTAGTACAGAGCACACAAGGCAAGCCGATGCTGGTGACCTCCTCTGCCCGGAAAGCAAGCCGACTGCTGCAGACCGGGGTTCGTGTAGAAGTATGGAGCGCCAACGCAAAAAAAGAGACGATCTACCATAGAACACGGACTCGACTGGACAAATATGTGGCTATCGAGCGGGAGTATATCCGGGCCAAGCAGGCCGCAGCTGAACGAAGAAACCAGCGGAGGAGGGCTAAGCATGACCGTCCAAAACGATAAGGCGCTGGACATCGCCCTGGGCAACAGCCGCAAGACAAAGACTTGGAAAAACAGGACCATGCGGTGGTCAGAGCTGCTGGACCGTCTTTCGAAGGAAACCAGAACGCCTGAGTCGATGGCCGAGTATAAGGCCTACAGCCGCGACCGCCAGAGTCAGATTAAGGACGTGGGCGGCTTCGTAGGAGGCTATTGTAACAACGGCAGCCGGTCCGACATCCGCTTCCGCTCCATCCTATGCCTGGACGCAGACTATGCTGACGGCGAACTATGGGGTGATTGGGGGTTATTGTTTGACAATGCAGCGGCGGTTTACTCCACCCACAAACACACGCCGGAGAAGCCGCGCCTGCGCCTGGTAGTACCACTCAGCCGCAACGTAACACCGGACGAGTACCAGGCCATCGGTCGCAAGGTGGCGGACACCCTGGGTATTGACAAATTCGATGATACCAGCTACCAGCCCCAGCGCATGATGTACTGGCCGAGCTGTAGCCAGGACGGTGCCTACTTCTTCGACCATGTGGACGCACCGTTCCTTGATCCCGACAGAATCCTGGCCACATATCACAACTGGCAAGATGTGTCAAGCTGGCCTATGAGCAGCCGGGTGGCGGAGGTGGCCAGGAAACAATGCACCAAGCAGAAAGACCCGCTGGAGAAGGGTGGCATGGTAGGTGCGTTCTGCCGGGCTTATACCATCCAGGAAGCCATCGAGACCTTCATACCCACTTACCAGGTCTGTGATGAGCCCAACCGATACACCTACACCGAGGGCAGTACAGCGGCGGGGGTGGTGGTATACGAAGATAAGTTCTGCTATAGCCACCACGCCACCGATCCGGCCAGCGGCCAGCTGTGCAACGCTTGGGATCTGGTTCGGCTGCATCTATTCCGCGACCTGGACGCGGATTGTGAATCGGATATCCCGGCCAGCAATCGGCCTAGCTACAAGGCCATGGTCCAGCTGGCCACCGAGGACAAACGGGTCAAAGCTCAGCTGGTAGCTGACCGCATGGCCGAGGCAGATGTCGACTTCGAGGCGCTGTCAGATGACGAGGAGGACTGGCGAAACAAGCTCAAGCTGACGGAGAAAGGCGGCATCGCCCAGACCATCGAGAACGTGGTCACCATTCTGAGCCATGATCCTAAGCTGGCTGGACGACTGGCGTTAAACGAGATGGACCACAATATCGTCGTCTTGTCAAGTCTTCCGTGGAGGGAGGCAAAAGGCCCAAGCCAGTGGACGGATTCCGACGACGCCGCCCTCCGCTACTATCTGGAGCGCGTGTACGGCATATCGGGAAAGGACCGCATCTTTGACGCCGTGAATGTGGTAGCCCAGGATGAGTCTTTCCACCCGGTCCGTGAGTACCTTGACAGCTGTACATGGGACGGAGTGCCCAGGGTGGAGACCTTGCTGGTCGACTTCCTAGGCGCAGAGGATAACGAGTACACCCGGGCCGTTACCCGCAAAACGCTGGTCGCTGCTGTGGCTCGGATATACCACCCTGGATGCAAGTTTGACTATATGCTGACGCTGCGAGGCCGCCAGGGACTGGGCAAGTCTGCCTTGATTGCGAAGCTGGGCGGTGAATGGTTCAGTGATAGCTTCACCACTCTCCATGGAAAGGAGGCCTATGAGCAGGTGCTCGGTATTTGGCTCATGGAGGTGGGAGAATTGGCCGGGATGAGAAAGGCCGAGGCCGAGACTATTAAACTCTTTATCTCGAAAACCAGCGACAGGTTCAGACCCGCCTATGGTCGCCGCATACAGGAATTCCCACGCCAGTGCATCTTCATCGGCACGACCAACGAGACCCAGTTCCTCCGTGACGCCACTGGTAACCGCCGCTTCTGGGTGGTGGATACCCCGAACAATCCTACGAGTGATATGTGGCACGACCTGACACCTGATATAGTGCGCCTTATCTGGGCGGAGGCTGTGGAGATGTACAAGGCAGGCGAGAAGCTGTATCTACCAAAGGAACTGGAGGCTGTCGCCAGAGATGTACAGGAGTCCTACGAAGAGGAGAGCCCACACGCGGGTTTGATAGCTGATTATCTTGACCGTCTGCTGCCCGAGGGCTGGGACGATCTGGACCTCTACACCCGCCGTCAATGGCTGGTTACCGATGCCGTAGG